TTACCAGCACCCAATGGGGAAGACCTCCCATGGGCACAAGTTTGGACACATGCCTTCCAAGGACCAGGTGGATGGTACATTGAAAACAGTCTAACAACTTTAGGCAAAAAGGATCCTGTTTCTGACTTGAACAGGGAACTCTGGAATTCTGGTGCAGAAGGTTCTCCTCAGAGAGCACAAGCACGTAACCAGAAACGTAAGTTAAACTATTACAGCAACATTCTAGTTGTTAAAGATAGTGCAAACCCTGAGAACGAGGGCAAAGTATTTTTATACCGTTATGGTAAGAAAATCTTTGATAAGATTATGGAGAGCATGAAGCCTGCATTTGAGGATGAAACACCAATCAATCCTTTCGACTTTTGGAAGGGTGCTGATTTCAAACTTAAGATCACTAAGGTCGCTGGTTTCTGGAACTATGATAAGTCAGAGTTCGATGCTCCTTCAACACTTGGGGACTTTAGCGATAAAGAACTTGAAGGTGTTTGGAAACAAGAGCATAGTCTTGCAGCATACACTGCAGATGACCAGTTCAAATCCTATGAGGAACTCAAGGAACGTCTTGAGAGAACTCTAAAAGGTAACTACTCAGCACCAGTAGAGGAAGAATTCCAAGAGGAAGTCGTTCCTACACCAACTGCTGCAGTTCCTGCATCATCAGGTGAAGATGATACCTTATCTTACTTTGCTAAATTAGCACAAGAGTAAGTTCAGATAAAAACAGACCCCTTCGGGGGTCTTTTTAATGCCTATGTTTTTTACTACGAAACAAATAAATCCTTCACTCACTCTTCTATCTGATAACTATACAACGATCAGAGATGAGTTTAATAATGTACGAGATGAATTAGAATATACAAATTGGAATGGTAATAACGAATATTCCTCTATAAAGAAAAGTCCTTATGATGGATGGAAAGTTGCTCCATTATATGCAAAGGGTGTTGGAATTCATAAAGATAATGCTGCCAAGATGCCAACTCTACTTAAGTTGTGTTTAAAAGCAGGTATAGTACAGAGATGTGGTATAAGTGTATTGGAGCCTAATAAAAATATTGATTGGCATATAGATACTGATCCAACATACAAAGATAAAATTATTGTCAGAGGTCTATGGGGATTAGATATCAACCCACAAGATCAAGAGGTATGCGAGATACATTTAAAGAATAAAAAAGAAACCTTTGCGAACAATAGGTTTCATTTGTTTTGGGGAAGATCTCTGCATCATGTATACAATACTCTATCTACCCCTAGATATTGTCTTTGTTTTGATAATTTAGTGACTATCCCATAGATATGTCAGATGTGCTAAATCCTATCTGTGTCGATCTTCCTCTACCAATAATATAATAATATTTGGCAACAAAATCTTCAATATAATTTGGTTTGACTATCTGTATCTTCTCTTTTTTAGAGTTGAGTTCCTCTTCATACGCATAGTTGGTTATGGACACAACAGGATTTGATGTTACTAGAACAGTCCCGTTAAAATAACTAACTGAATAGTTAGATGGCACTATCTTACCTGCAGGTACGATAATATCATTTTTAGTATCCCTAAGTTCTGTTGTCACATAATGCTTGGTTGATGTAGAACCACGATTAGGTTCAGCATCAGTTGGTGCATACTTTTCATTAACATAGTCTTCTAACTGTTTTTGAGTTCTAGGCCACTGATCGTGGTAGTTAACTATATCATTGATAATAAGTATAGTCCAATTATAGAATGGATTATTATACTCATGTAATGCAATATCTTCTGGTCTCTCACCATTCTGAACAATATACTCATCAAACATAGTGAGTGATGTTTTATATTCTTCTATGATCTCAGCCCTTCGCCACAAATTTTTAGCAAGAAGATATTTTTGGTCTATTTGTGACTGTCCAAAATTGTATAATAGATCTGGTAATTGTTGTAACATTAGAATACTATCTCAGGTTGATTATCATTAAGTGATGATTTATTAAATCCCTTATTTTTCTTACCAGCACGCATTCTAGCACCTTCAAAGTCTACACGTGTAAGTGCAGTTGTCTCCATGAAGTGTAAGGTAATGGTAACTAAAGGAATGGTTCCATCAAATACTGTCTGGAATTTACTCATTGGACTTGTGTTTACGGACAGTGATGTCAATGCACATAGTTTAGTTTTAGGCATCATAGGATGTTGTATAGGATCTCCAATAACAGGATCACGCATTCCATTTTCGCTAGGATCAACAGGAACAAATCTAGGTTCTAATACAAATACATCTGGGAATGTAAGGGTAACTGCACTACCTCTACCAGTTTTTGAGCCAGGATGCATACCACGTTTGAACCATTCAATAATAGTTTGTATTTCTTCTGATTCATTTGCATCTCTTGCAGCAAAAGCAAGAGTAAAATCAAATTTTCTCATGTCCATAGACTGAAACATCTGAATAGCATTCTCATTTGGTGCAAGACCAGACAAACCAGCTATATTCTTCATGTTTATATCGCCATTAACACCATATGGGTTAGTTGCAAAGGCAGCTCCACCTGCTATTTTCTGAGCATAATCTGCAGGATTTGCTCCAATAGTGCTTAGTACACCTCCAGCTCCACCTTTCCCTAATTTACCTGTAAGTTGACCCATTGCAGCCTGTAGTCCTCCACCTGCAACACCACCAAGAGCAGTTAATCCCATAAATTGAGTCATATTATCTGCTGCTAGTGCTAGGGTTCCCATTTTAAATTTATTATTCCAATCAGCACCGTAACTATATTGATACTCATCTGGCATAGCCACATTTAATTGACTTGCCTGCAATCCCGCTTGTCTTTTTGATTGTACCTCATTCTTATCTGATAATAGTTTATTAAGAGTGGTTGTCTTTCCATTTGGAAGTATGATTTCTTTATCGCCACCAGTTATCTCTTTTGGATTTACCCCTGATCCTCTCTTTTTTCTTTTAATTCTTTTCGAGTCAGATATTTCATCCGAATCAATATCTCCTCCTATGGGATTAGCACCATATAGAAATGAAGCTGTAGCATTAATACCACCCACTAGTTTTTTAAGTGCTCCCGATCTTGTCAAAGATCCAAGTGCATCGTTTTGATTTGCGGCTACCTTCTTTAATCCCTCTTGGTACTCATACTTTTTAATATTGAGAAACGAAGCATAGGGAATTGTAGATATCCCAAGTGGATATTCTAAGTGTTCGGGGATCTGTACTGTATTTTTTTCAGCCATTATCTATTACGATGGAATTTTTCTATGGGTAGTTGACTTAAAATTGGTACTTCGTTTTCTTGAACTTCAAAGAAAATGCGGTCTGCATTTTTTGGAATGTAATAATGTAGAGTAGACGCAGGAAACTTTTTATTATTTATAGCACGTAATCGAGCATTTTTGTTGAGGTAATGTATATTAGCACCTAATATATTCCCTTTTTTCATTTCTACTATATGAATTAGAGGAAATTCATCCCATTCTCTCAATTGATCCTTGAATTTGGGTTCATATTCAAAAGCATACCACTTACCTTCTGAGGGATTATCAGTAGCATCATCATATAATATATCGAATACTTCTGATCTGATTTTACTTTTAGTAATAGTTCTTCCTTTTAGGTTTTGCACTAAACTGTCGAATCTGGAGTTCGTGCTCTGTAATGATTTTGAACTCCCAAAGCCTGTCCCTGCAGAACTCTTCTGCTGCATTCCACTTTGCTGTGTTGGTGGCATAGGTTTGTACCTCCGTTATGTAACGTTTGGTTTTCCTTTGTTGTTTCTGTGGAGGAGCGACCTGTTTTGCAGGTTTTACCTCTATCAAATATGATTTGACTTTTCCATCTGTTTCTTTGATTTTGCAATAGAAGTCTGGAAAATAACGTCGCCACTTCTGTGCGACTGGATCTTTATAAGGTATAATGTATTCTTCGCTAGACCATTCGATCACACTAGTGTTACTATCACACCAATCCATGAACTGTCGTTCCCACAAAGATCTAAACACCACTTGTGTAGGATCTCCTTTATATTTTCGGTAATTTCTTACCTTATATTTGCCTTTGTATGCCATGATAAATAAAGATGGTCACACCATATTTAATATTTATGCCAAAGGCTATTGGAATACAAACCTTCAAAGAAAGGATATTAACCAGATCGGGTGGTATATCATCATCTAACCTCTATCAATTTAGTATTGATGCAGGTAATGGTGGTGTTAGACAGTATTGGAAAGATAATAATTTTTATGGTTCCGATGGTGCAGATGACATTATCAATTTGAATCTTCTATGTAATGAGATTCAGTTGCCTGGTGTCACATACTCATCACATGATCTAACACAACCCAAGAAGGGTATAACTCAGAAGATGGCTACATCTAAAGTTTTCAATGAACTTGATGTTAGTTTTTATTGTGATGCTGAGTCATTACCATTGATATTCTTTAGATCATGGCAAGATTATATTATGGGTGCATTAGAAAATCCAGTCACGGGTTACTCTCAAGAGAGCTCTCTCACAAAGTACCAACACCTAGCATATGCACAAAGATACTATAATGACTACACTTGTGATATACTTATACATAAGTTAGAAAAATATGGTATAGAGAAGAATGATAGAGGTGAGAAGCAAGATTATAAAGTAGCATTTAATGCAAGACTTGCTAAAGCATATCCCTACACTGTATCATCTATACCTTACTCAGCTGGAGCTACACAACTTGTGAAAGTTACTGTTGGTTTCTACTACGAGTACAGTCATCTAATTAGTTCCAATTCTGTCAACGAATAAATTATGCCATTACCTGAAATTGTTACGCCAACGTATACGTTGACGGTGCCTTCTACAAAAAAGAAAATTAAATATCGTCCGTTCCTCGTTAAGGAACAGAAAACATTAATCATTTCTATGGAGTCTCAAGATCAAGAACAGATCTTGGATGCAATCAAAACTATACTGTCAAACTGTATCAACTCAAAAGTTAATATAGATGATATGGCTTTGTTTGATATAGAATATATTTTCTTACAAGTACGTGCAAGATCAATCAGTGAAGAGATTGAGATGAAAGTAAGATGTCCTGATGATGGAGAGACAGAGGTTAATATATCATTTATGGTAGATGATGTTAAAGTTTTCTTTCCTAAAGGACATAAGAATGTTCTTAAGTTGACTGATGACATCACCTTAGAGATGAAGTATCCTAACTTAGAATACTTTACTAAGGTTAATTTTGCCAAACAGAAAGTAGATCCTTACGATCTAGTTGCTCAATGCATCAAGAGAGTATATGTTGGCACAGAGGATAGTGGTGAGTTTACTTTCAAAGAAGCTAGAGATTGGGTAGAGGGTTTAACTAACTCTCAGTTCTCAATGATACAGAAATTTTTTAATACAATGCCAACTCTTAGGCATACACTTAAGGTCACAAACCCTAAGACTAAGAAGGTAAATGACATCACGATAGAGGGTCTAGCAGATTTTTTCGCATAGCCCTCTTCCATGAGGGCTTGATGACTTTCTATCAAACCAATTTTTCTCTGGTTCAACACCATAAATATAGTTTGACAGATATTGACAATATGATACCTTGGGAACGAGATGTCTATGTTAACCTGTTATCTGCTCACCTCCAAAAGGAAAGGGAGCGAATAGAAGAGCAACGTCGTAGTCGCTAATGTCTAAATCAAAAGAACAGTTACAACAATCAGTCCTAGACGTAGGGGAACAATTTGCAGCTTCGATGGATAAGTTGCTTGTCACTGAGCTTAATTATTTAAAATACTTAAGAGATAGAAAGAGATTTCATATTGGTGTAAGAAATATAATGTCAAATGGATTAGGTTCAGGAAAATTTCCTGATGATCCAAATCCAACACCAAGAAGAAATCCAAGAGGACCTCGTGGATTTGGTGGTGTTGGAGTTCCTATACCTGTCCCTCTTTTCGTACCAGAAAGAGTGAAAGAGAAACAAGAAGACGAAAAAGAAAAATGTGACGTACCTGTACCTGTTATTGTACCAAAAAAAGATAAACAGGATGACGGTGCGAATGATATAAAAGAGTTTGAAAGGGAACCAGCAAAAGATCCAGCCCTCGTGCCACAGGCACCACTAGTTCCAGCAGAATCCTTTGCTGAGTATCGTAGTAGAACTGGTCATAAAGATCTTCCAGTAGATCCAATATCATCAGGTGCAGGTAGTGTTGATGTGCCAGATAGCGGTATAGCATGGGATAAGGTTTGGGATAACACAGTAGATGGAGCGATAACAGCTGGAGAATTTATTAACAGATTCCAGTTGCTTCCTTTGACAATAGGTGCAGGTCTCATCAAATACATTTTCTTTGGTGGTGGTCTTGGTCTTGGTGGTGCAGTATATGGATCAGAACTTGGAGACAAAGATTTAACTAGCATGTATACACAACCAACAGAAACTATTATAGGTGAAGATGGGGCTGAAATAGTACTCCCAGTTGATGAGTTGGGTGATGTTATTGCAATGTTATATAAGGATGGTGCTCAAGTATTCATAGGTACATCACAAGATTTTCTATCTGGACTTCCATCATCACCAGGAAAAACTGCTGTATTAGGTGATGCAAATAGACTAGCAGCAATCTTTGGCATAACAGATAAAGGTGATGGTAGTTCATTATCAGTTGGATTAGAAAGTCCAATTACATTTTCATCTACTTCTACTGTTGAGAAAGAGGACTTAGATCTTGAAAGTATAGAAAAAGAAAGTTTAAAGGAAGCAGCCAAGAGTGGTGGTGAGTCTAGAGTTGCAAAGAGAAGAAAGCAAAGAAAGACTTTCGATGAAGTAAAGGCAGAGATTGATGCGAAAGAACTAGCAAAGAAACAAAAGAAATTAAATAAACGTGGATCAGGAGCAAAACCAAATCCTTTTTCAGATGCTTCTGAACAGGTGAAGATACCGAGTGATGGTAATGGTAATGATAGGTTTGGAAGTCCAATTGTATTGAATAGTTCAACTGAGAATGCATGGCAAAAGGCAGTTAGGGCTGCTGCAGGTGATGGTGTTGATCTAGCTGCAGGTGTTAACTCATCATTTAGGTCGCCAGAACAACAGCAACAGTTGTTAGATTTACAAGATGCTGGTGATCCTAGTGTTGCACAAGTTGCAGAGATTGGAGCATCACCACACCAACAAGGTTGGGGTATTGATCTTGGTCTTAATACTGATGCCCATAAATGGATGTTAATTAATGGCAATAAGTTTGGATTTGAATGGCAAGGTGATGGTGACCCAGTTCACTTTAATTTTGTTAATAATGAGAGTAATACAAAGCATTTAGATGAATTGCAACCAAATAATATTCAGAAAGATATAACACCTAATCCAATAGAAGAAACGAATGTAAAGAATGTAAAGAAGAAAGTGGGAGCAACAGTTGGTGCACTTGGAGGTCTTGGTATGATGGGTAGGGGAAATATAACTCCACCAAATACACAAACTGATAAGGAAATAGTTTCTAATCAACCAGTTAATCAACTAGATAAGAACTCGGACTTAATTGCAACTCAACCAAGTATGATACCTGTTCCTATATCAACAACTGTTACTGTACCCGTACCTATGGCTCAGAAAGAGACAAAGGAAATTAGAAGAACATTAATTATTGATACTTTTGATAAGGGAGCAAGAATGGAGGTAGCATATGTCTAATATTAACGAAGCATATCCATTCGAGGAACAACTGTTAGATCAAGGAACTGGTCTGCTAGGACTGATTGAAGATCGTAATAGACTATTAAAGTCTATGTACAGACAGGATTTATTCCAAGATTTTTTATTAGCTGAGAAGTTACAGTCACTAGATGACACTGGTGGATTAGATGTACAACCAATATCTCGTAAAGGATTTGATTTAAGTCCCGTAAATGAAATAGCACCTAATACTATTCAAGTTAATAAACCAAGTCAACAGTCGCAACCTAAACAAATGCGTCAGGGTGGTGTCGTTGGCAACAATCCTATCATTGATATGTTACCAGACAGTAGTGGTACATATCAACCTCAGACTAATAAACAGACTGAATCATTAGCAGAGGCAGGAGTAACAAACGATTTAACTAAGGTCACAGGTGCTGTATTAGAAGACTTTAAGTTAGATGATAAGTTAGCAAAAGCATTCTCTGAGTCAATGGCATTGCCAGCTCGGGCAGCTGCAGTTGCACTAGCAGATTTATTATCTAAAATTTCAATACCTGGCAGTTCAGATATTGTAAAAACTGAAGTACAAAAAGTAAGTAGTGCTTTCAATGTACCTCCCCCTCCTACAGGTGAAGAAAGAGTACAAAACGAAGAGGAGAAGGTAAAAACAAAATCTATTGGTGAGTTGGCAGTATTATATGGAGCTATGGGTATTGATGCCATTGCAGGTAAATTTGGAGGAGGATCGGGTTCCGATGACGTAGCATCTACAACTCCATTGTTACCACCTGCTAAGGATCAACTAGCATTGCCAACATCTAGTATAGTAAAAATGGGTGATGGATATGTACAGGGAGCACCATACACAGGAACTGCTGATGGTATAGGACTTGGTGACGGTAAACCAGTAAGATCTCGTAAGAAAACTCGTACCGATGGTATTGTACCAATGGATATTAGTTTTGGTGATTCAAGTACAAATATCACACAGAATGTGAATAAGAAAAGTGGATTTCTTGGTAACTTGGGTGGTTTTGCTAAGAAGGCACTCATGTTCTCACCTGCAGCCATGTTAGCTACAGCTGGTTATAAGGCAATGAAGAGTGTGCATAATAATTTGTTTGCCCAAAATGATGAGCAAAAGACAGACCTAAATGAGTTAACTAACAATGTTATCACTGAAAATAGAGATCTTGTTACGCACAACACTGAAATAACTAAACAAAATATAGCTAGTGAAATTGCAATGCCCGCAATCTCAACAACTCCTCCTCCAACTAAGAGTCCAGAAGGAGGTGCAGAGGCTGCTCCTGTCATAGATTTGTCTCCATATTTTGATGAATACGCTTCTACATCCCAATTCTCATGAACATTACAGAATCTAATTTTAATCTAGTAGATTTTAGGATAGGAGAGTATCCCCTTCTTAATATCAATCATTTGCTGTATATCAACTATGTTGAAGATATTAGAAGTGCTAGTATCAGAATGGAAGTGCAGATAACTGACAGTCAAACTGGTCTTGTGTCATCACTTCAAGGAATGGAACCAGTGTTCATTGGATGGGAAGATCATAAAGGAAATGCGATAGCAAATTATATGGTCATCTATGATATACAGGACAGAGTTACGAAGGGTGGATCATCTAAAGCCACGTTATTATTATGCACACCTGATATGATTAACAATGCTGCTACAAAATTATCTAAACGTTTTGGTAAAGGGGGAGGTGACAAAATTAGTAAGATTGTTGCTGAAGATCTTCTTGGGAAACAATTAAATACTGTTTATGATATTGAGGGTAGTATCGAAGAGACCGTTAATAAAATTTCTTTTATATCACCATTCTGGGCTCCATTTACTATAATTAAATGGTTATGCAGTAAAGCAATTTCTGCTAAGTCTGCTGGTGGCAAAAACGCATCTGCTGGTTATTGTTTCTTCCAAAATAATTCTGGATATAATTTTAAGTCCTATGATTCATTTACAAGGGAAGAACCAGTTAGAAAAATTGTAGTCGGGCATAAGGCAGAAGAAATGGAAGAAGAGGAGGATAAGAATATTCTACCAGTCGATAAAATGATTGTTAAAAAATCATCTGATGTATTGAGAGGTTTGAATATGGGTTCTTATGCTAGTAACGTAATGACACTGGATGTTAAGGATATGAAGTACGAACAGTTTCCTTTTAACATCAATAAATATTATGAAGACATTCCTTTGATGAATAAGAACTATTCAGTTCCAGAGTACTATAGTAAATTTAAGAAGGGAACTGCAGCAACAAGATATATGTCTAAAGTTCTCGATACTGCATTGTATACCGAGGGTACATATACTGATGGTATGACAGCACAAATATCACAGGCTGCATTGAGAGAAAAGTTATTTTTCAATAAAGAAGTAGAAGTAGAATATGTAGGAACTAATGAAATGACTGTTGGTATGGTGGTAGAGTTGATGGTATTTAAAGGTAAAGAACAAGAACTAGATGTGCAGAACAGTGGTAAATACGTTGTTGGTAGAGTTCAACGTCAGTTCCTGACTAAAAATAATCAAATGAATACTAAACTAACATTGTTTACTGATAGTCCTGGCTCTGAAGATACTAGAACTAGTGGTATGAAAGAAAATAATACTGGTATATCAGGATGAGTATAGAAGCAACTGCTAATTTTATAGGTAAGGAAGGGTTCAACTGGTGGATAGGTCAAGTTGAGAACGATGGTGCTGGCACATTTTGGAAAGAAGTAACAGAAAATGTTGGTGGTGAAATATTAGATGTATTCTCTGGTAAAGGATTTGATACATCTGATTGGGACTGGACTAACAAAGTTAAGGTCAGGATTGTAGGGTATCATACCGATAATAAAGCTGATTTACCAACAGAAGATTTACCATGGGCTTTATGTTTGATGCCCGTAACAATGCCACAAAGATCAGGTATTGGAGGACATCATCAATTACAAATCAATAGTTGGGTCATTGGTTTCTTCATGGATGGTGCAGCTGCACAGGTTCCTATTGTTATGGGTGCTGTTGGTGATGAAAATCCTATAGGTGCATATGGAACTGAGAAAGGATCTGAAACTGGATTTGCACAACTAGCTGCCCCTGAATATGATGAAAGAGTTCACGGAAGTTCAGGAAGTGGTGTACCTGGCACAGGTAACACCATTGAAACTGATGATAATACTGGTTTAGATACAGCATCTACCAAAAGTGATGGTATTGCGGTTGCTGGTAGCACTAGAAATCCTCGTGGTGGAGATGAACAATACTCAGCAGCACAGAAGGCCGCTGATGATGCAAAGAAAGTAACAGTACAAGTTGGTAATGGTAAGTGTGGATCAGAGACTGCAACAAAGTTAGAAGGACCTCTTGCTGAATTTATGAAGTTCTCCCGTGGTATTGAACAAAATTCTATAGGAGAGTATATTGAAGTAGCAACTGGTGCTGTCATAGATTTAGATCTTAAGATATCACAGACTGCAGAGAGAATACAAAGAAAAATGCTAGGTCTTACTGCCAACATCAAAGGTGTTGTCATGACTGATGTTGACAAACTCGTAAAAGAAGGTCTTAATAATATTGGTATCCCAGATCCAGAATTAGATGTTGCAGTTAGAGATCAACTAAAAAATGTTGGTGACTTAGTATCTTGTTTGTTCAAACAATTACTTAGTGAGTTAGGTGATTTTATAAAAGGTATCTTAAAAGATCTTTTAGAAAATGTTTTAGACACTGCACTTTGTTTGATACAAGATATAATCGGATCCATTATGGGTCAGATAATGGGCAAGATAAAGGCTGCATTGAGTATACTTAAAGGTATCACTGGATCTATCAAGGACGCTGCTAGTCAAATTCAAGGTATTCTTAGTAAAGTTTTTGATATCATAGATCTATTTTGTGATGGTGCTGTTTCATGTGCTATTGGTGCATCTGTATTTGAAACTGGCACTGGGGCTAAGGCTAAAGGTAATGATGCAAAAGAAAAACAAGTATCACAATATCCATTTGCACCACCTAACTCTGGAACTGTTCTTGGTAATGGTAAACCTACGAAAGGATTTGTCCCATTCCTAAGTGGTAACGGAGAGAAACAAATATTTGATACAAAAACAGGTGTTAGATATCCTCTCAACTCTGCAATATCTCAGACATCTGGTATATCTGCTGATAATTTCAAGACTGGAGGTGCTCTAGAGAAGTTTGAGGGGTTGAATTTCTATGATAGTAATGGTAATATAAGCTCTGCCACTGTCAATTGTTCCAATAGTATTCTTAATAAGAAACCATGTTTCCCTGAGTTGGTATGGGATAACCTCAGATCAACCAGTCCAATTAAAGCATTACCTATTGTGGATGATATTGGACAGATCCTTGGTATCTTTATGAAACGTAAAGGAAGTAATGTTAACACAGAAGCACAGGTCAGAGCTCAATTTACTTGTAATCAACCTGAGGGTAGTGGTGCTATATTGAAACCTACTATTATTGATGGTCAGGTAGATTCTGTGAAAGTCATCAAGCCTGGTATTGGATATGGATTTGATCCAGCAACAACATTCTGCCCTAAAGAACAGTATGTAGTTACCGTTCCTAAAGGTGCAATAGTCAATAACCTTAATGATGGTGAGTATCTAATGCTTGTCAAGTATGCTAATGGAACCGAAGATATTACGAAACCTGATGTATTACAAGTAGTTGATACTAACTTTAGTGATGATCTAATGACATTTGCCACCATAGATCCATCTTGGAATACTAATTTAGAGACTGGAGTAGTTCTTGAAACTAAATCAGGATATCAATTCACACTTAACTTCAATGAAAAATATCCAGAGTTAGTCTTCCCAGAAGAAGCTACTGCAATATATGCTAAATGTGGTGACCTTATTCCTATTATTGATAAGATCAAGTTAGATAACGTTGGAAGTAATTATGTCAACCCAGTCATTACTATTGGTTCAGGACCTAATGAACAAGAGATAGGCACTGTAACTATAGATGCTAATGGTGCTCTAGTAGAACCTAAGATTACTAAAAAGGTTCTTGGATTTATCAAACCTGTTGTTGTAGACAGAGGATTTAGTAGTCAAACTCCTACTGGTACTGGTGGAAATATCATTCCAGTCTATGCATATAATGGACCTAGACAGATTAAAGAGACCTCTCTTTTACCTCTCACATCCTACATAGACTGTGTTGGACACCCAATGTTGGTAGGAGAAGTTAAAGAAGAAACTACTACCAATACTTTGAGCTCAGAAACCACTACAACTACTGTAACTCCAAGTACACCAACTAATGTTGATCCAGTGACAACTCCTGTAAATCCATCTACTAGCACTCCGAGCACTCCATCAACACCAAGCACACCAAGTAATACACCTAATCAAGGTGGAGGAGGTTATGGATACTAATGGCTGACGTTAATTTATTTACTGGTGGAAACACTAAAGAGAATGATAGTCCTACTATAAGAGTAAGATATCCAAAGAACTATGTCCAGACAACATCTTGTGGTCATGTTCTAGAAATGAACAATACCAAAGATGGTGAAAGGATTCGTTTATTGAACGGAAACGGCAATTTCCTCGATTTAGACGAGAAAAACAACACAACTCTAAAGTCTTATAATGATACATATATCTTATCAGACCACAATCTTGTTATAAAAGTAGGAACTGATGTCAAAACTGACAGAGTAGTACTACAAGTCATAGGTGATGTTAATCTCTATGTTGAAGGTGACATGCACACTGAAGTTGAGGGTGACCGTTACGATCAAGTCAACGGAAACTGGGAAATGAAGTGTGGTGGTGTGATGTTTATGAGAGCTGAAGAGAACTTAGCAATACAAGCTAAGAATGAAATGAAACTTCAGTCCAATGCATACACAAACAAGACAACGTTCTTGTACAATGATTTGAGTGAAGGTGGCTCCGTCAAGGAGAATGTAAAAGGTAATTATGAAGTTAAGATCCAAAAAGAATCATCTACATTCTCTATAAAGAGTGATGGAGATGTTCGTATCGGTGCAGAGAACTGCAGATACGATAAAGTCGGTGGTAATTTTATGACCGACGTGGGTGGTAAGGTTAGAACTAACATCAGTGGTGGTAGTTTTAGTTGTATAAACGGAGGAGCATTCGAGGGAATGATATCCGCACCTGCATCAGCTGGTTATGATATTAATGTCTCTGGAGTAATGAATACTGCAACCAGTGGCAACTATGTAGTAGCAGCAGGTGGCAACATAGATATGGATGCTTCCGCTATTTACTTGAATTGAATGTCGATTTCTAGAAACACAAATGACTTTTCACATGTCAGTAACTAAGCAAGAAGCTGTGTTAATAAAAGGTATTCTTGCAAAACATTTAGACGATTACGTCGAAGAATTAACTAAAGAAGATAAAAATAATACAGATATGGTCAAGAATATGAAAGAAAACCGTGATACAGGTAAGTCTCTCATGGACAAGGCATCTGAGGTGCACCGTCGTGCCAGCAGAAAAAGTGACACACCCTACTTTACAAACCTAAAATAATTTGCTATAATCATCGTACTGATGGAATTATCCTATGAATTTTGAAGATGACAATGCTGTCCTTGATAAGGTGACGGTTGACATTCCCAAAAGAAGGTTTACACTACTAGGTAGTGATGGTCAACTGAAAACTATAGACTGTGATGATGGTGACCAGTTCATGAGAATTCTTGAATTAATCAGAGAATTGTGTTTAAATGATGAGGTAGTGTACGTTTAATGTCTTATAACAAAACTTATAGCGAAATAAAGCAGATCCTTAAGGACAACAAGAAGATCTCTAAAATGACTATGCTTAAGGTTGCTAAGATGGCAATCATTGAGACTATGGGTGAAACCAGAGAACTTCAAACAGAAGTGACATGGGATTCTAAGTTAAGTGATGATCTAGAACTAGACAGTCTAGACATGGTAGAACTTGTCATGTTCTTGGAAGAATGCTTTGCTGTTGAGATACCTGATGAAGATGCAGGAGATATTGTCACAGTTGGTGATGCTATCGAAGTAATTAAAAAAGCGAAAGCAAATAAGGGTAAGAAGAAAAAGATTAATGTATCTAAGTACAAGAAGGCAGCAAATCCAGATGCAGCTCTAACTGCTGCAAAGGCAGCACGTGCTCAGGCAGATGCTGCTGCTAAGAAAACAGCAGAGTTCGATGCAGAAATGGATAAAGCACTAGAAGAGGAAGAGTGAAGAAAGTATACTGGGATTATGGTATAGGTCGTAATCCAAGTTCATATCCTTTACCCGATGATTACGTAGAAATACCAAAAAAATTTCGGACTGGTTATGACACCAAATATGATCATTCAAAATGTCCTGCATGGAAAAAGTGGGGTGACAACTGTTGGGTTATAAATCAACCGTTCGATCTTGGTATGCAATATGATGATAAAAATCGGTCAATCAAGACTGATATGAACCAAGACGCTTATAATGAATATTTTCATATAGGTGAGAGGTGGTTAGAGGGTGAGTATCCAGAAATACAGATGCAATTCGTACAATATTTCTGGACAAGAGATAAGGATGTATGGGTAGAACAAATACCACATCCATTATTGAGTAGATATGGATTAGAGTTGATACCTGCAACGTTCCCAGTATCTGTATGGTTCAGGCCATTAGTCATGGGTGCAAAGATCATAGATAAGAATGTAAATCTATTCTTACCAAAAGGCACTCCCTTGTGCTATGTTAAGTTCTATTCTAAAAGATCTGATGCTAATTTTGTTCTAGAGAAGAAAGCATTACCAACAGACCTTAAGAAGCAAAATGAAGAACATAGTTTGATGAGATACTATACTAAGTTCAAGGTGTGGGATTTGATTATGAATAGAGTTAAGAAAGAAAGTAAATGTCCACTGAAGTTTTAGATTTATTTTGTGAATGGTTTGAAGGTAGATTTGATAACTGGACACAGGCATCATCTAATCCTACAAAATGGTCACATATATTTGTAACTCATGAGAAAATAGGGGATAGAAAGTTTAGAACGAGCAATCGTTACAACTATCAACCTGATAAACCATACAGAGAACAAGAGGTAGAAGTGACTGCACCATGGGTATTGGGTGCAACAGAAGACATTATAATAGTAAAGAACCCAGTGTGTGATCAAATATTTTCATTCATCGAAAAGGATAGTTGTTTCGTTGGTGGTACCCTAGGAGAGTGTACATATAAGGGCAAACCACTGATATCTAAAGCAAAGTTATACCAAGATGCATATCACTCATGGGATGTTGGATGGTGGCAGTCAGCAGAAGGATATTTTATCTTTGATAAGGATGTATAAATATACATGAACGTTTTATTGTAGACATTCTGTGGCAACACGTAAGATATCTGACCTGACTGAATTAATAGCAGGATCTGTTGCGTCTGCTGATACTCTGTTACTTCTCGATAACTCTGATCCAACCGATCAGAACAAACGAGCTCAGGTAGGTAGTATTTTTAGAGCAGTACCTGCAGGTACAGTAAGTACGCCTGGTTTAGGATTTGAAGGCAAGACATCAACTGGTGTTTTTTCTGAAGCTCAAGGACAGGTGGGACTTGCAATGGGAGATGCTAGACTGCATCTTCAAAAAGTAGGGAGCACGCTTAATATACAAGCAAAAGATAGTGCTGATACTAACTTAGACTTCACCATTTCTGCACAGGGAAATGGTAAGATACGTCTAGGTTCTATTCTAGCGATCAATGATCTCAACTTTATCATACCTAACTCATCTGATGAGACAAAGGTAGCAAGATTTAGTACAGCTGATATGCCGACTGGTGTGACACATACTTATGTGTTACCTTCTAACGGTGCAATCGCTACATCCGATACTCTAGTTACATTAGCTGCGACACAAACAATAAGCAATAAAACTTTAGTAAGTCCTACATTTACAGGAACACTTACCATTGATGCAATGAATTGCAGTGGTAATGTTACTTTAGGAGATGCCGATTCCGATACTTTTACTGTAAATTCGACACCAACTTTTGCTGCAGCAACTACATTCTCAAATACTGTCGCTTGTCAACAGACATTAACAGTTACACAGGATATAACTGCAAACGGTCACATTGACATGACTGATGATAAAGTCATCAAATTGGGTGCAGACGATGATCTACAGATCAAATATCTAAACACAGGTGACTCATCTTACGTTACTAGCACAGCTGCCAATGGATTAGTTCTTGCTAGTGACAAAATGTTTTTGATGAACGCTGCTCATACTGTCAAGTGGGTATATGGCGATGCAACAAATACTATAATATATCATAACGACGCTGCTCGTATCACAACGAGTGCAACAGGAATAAACATAGGAGGAGCGATTGATGCTGTCACATCTATCACAGGTAGTGGCGACATCGCTATTGCTACTGATAAGTTTACTCTGGATAGTACTAATGGCAATGCTGTATTCGGGGGCAACATTACAGGTGGCGGTAACGTCACCGCATCAAGTGGAACTACATTCCAACTTGGTTCGTCTGCATCTGCCAAACTAGGTATTGGTAGAGCTGCAGCAACATATAACCTTGAAGTTGAGGGTTCTATATACTCTACAGGATCTACAATCATTGCTGGTAACGGTAGTGCTGGTAAATTCATACTTCAAAAAGGTGCTACTGGTATTGGTTTGCACTTTACTGATGACACAGGTACTGATCAAATGGTACTCAGTGGATCAGGCCAATTAGGTATTGGTAAGACACCATCACAACCTTTAGATGTTTCGGGTAATGCCAACATTGACGGTGATGTGGTTGTTGTTACTACCAACACTGCAAACAATACAGGTGGTAAAATTACCGCTAGAGAGGTCGTTCTAACGGATCCTCAAACAGGAGCTTCTACAACATTAGCCGCAGGTAATGCTGGTGGTTTAAGTAGAGCAAAAGTATACTTCCATTCATTTAACTAATCATGGCGACGAAACAGAACGGGGTACTTGGAACTTATACTCCGACAGTTACCCCATATACAAACAACTCTCTTTCTGAGACACATCCAAATAATACTGTATCTACTGGTACTGGATTTGCTTTTTATACATGTCCTGGTGCTAGTTTAGCAAGTGGCAAACTAATGCTTGCAAATAATACTGGTGGTGCTGTCAACGTTGATGTTGCAATTGTAGAGCAATCAGATATTATTCAGTTTGATGCGTTAGCATCACAACCTAATAACCCTAGCACGAGTGCATCATATTTAAATTACTCTTATTTTAGCTTCCCTAAAAACTCATATGTTTCCTCAATATATGTTGAGTATGCTAACTTAACTGGTACAATCAACGCTAATGAGACATTAACATTTAATAATACTACGTTGACACCTCAAGCACAGACAGCGACGGTATTATATCACGATACAGCAAATAATAAAATTTGGTTGAGAAATCTGTCAAAACCTGATGCTTTAAACGTACAAAACACCACTGTTACTGTTACTGCAAGTGGTGGTGGGACATTTGAATTTGGTGCATCACATGCAGGTAGTGCTTCAAGTCAGGGACACTCTGGTATAGTTTCATTCTATGACACTTACAAGGGTAGATTATTCCTACAAAACTATGAATTTAGAAATAATTTGGATTGGGCAGTTCTTGGTGACGTAAATAATGAAAACCGTGAATTAGGTAATAGTAACTTAAATAGGTCTTATGCTAATGTATACAGTCCAGTTGCTACTACACAAACAAGATTTGCATCATCAAACTCAACAGTTACTACTGAGTTTATCACTGCTAATGGTATTGAACTGTTAGTATCTGGTGTTAGTCAGGCGGCTCCCGAACAGTACATAGTTCGTAACAAGCAAATCACTGACGCTTCTACACTTGAAGTGGGTGGAATAGTATTAGGTACTTACCAGACCCTATTTGTTAATTGTTCTGCTGCAGTTACTGCAACCTTCATAGGGTTTGAAGAATCTGCTGAAATACCTTCATAAGAGTTTTAAGAGATGGCACTTACTAGACTAAAGAATGTCTTTACATCAAAAACTGGACGTTGCCTATATGTCAACCCAGATGATTTTGATGCATCAGATAGATTTGATAACAGAGGTAACTCTCCAAACCGTCCTTTTAAGAGTATTCAAAGGGCATTACTTGAAGCTGCCAGATTTTCATATAGAAGTGGACAATATAATGACCAATTTGAATCATTTAGTATAGTATTATATCCTGGTGATTATGTTATTGATAACAGACCAGGTACCAATATTAGTGGTAAAGCATTTACATCACCAAATATATCAGAACTTAGTACCTCTAGTGACTTCGATCTATTAGATGCTAGTGGTAATCCTAATCCAAATAACGTTCTTTATCAATTTAACTCAGTTGAAGGTGGAGTTATAATCCCTAGAGGTACATCACTCATAGGTATGGATCTTAGAAAAACTAAACTAAGACCATTATATATTCCTGATCCTGAGGCTGGTGCTATTAGTAGATCTGCAATATTCAGAGTGACAGGTGGTTGTTACTTCTGGCAGTTTAGTTTCTTTGATGGTCCTTCAACTGGAGTCTACAAAGATCCTACACAACCAAGTGCATCATCACCTCCTACATTCTCACACCATAAACTATGTTGCTTTGAATATGCTGATGGTGCGAATAAATTAACAGGTTTCCAAGATACAAGTAATGTTGCTCTTGATATTACTGACCTTGATCTATACTATCAGAAGGTAGCAAAAGCATTCTCTGACATTCCTGACTCTACCAGTGTATTATCTGCTGATGAATTACAGTCAAGAGTAGAAGAAAATAGAATTGTAGGACCCAATACTGCAGGTCCATTAAGTATCAGTTCACTTGTAACTGACTATGTTAGTACAAACGTCTTCACAACAACTGCTGAAGTAACAACGTCTATACCTCATGGGTTCTCAGTTGGTACTCCCGTGTTAATCAGTGGAGTCACAGGAACTGATGCAACTAGATTTAACGGGTCATATTATATTAGTGAGATACCTTCAACAACAACATTCAGATATATTATCAAAGATCCTAGTCTTGGTGCACCATCTGGTAACCCAACTGCTACATCATCTAGTGTTGAGGTAGAAGTTGATAACGTAGACTCATCATCACCTTACATATTCAACATATCCCTACGTTCAACATGGGGTACATGTGGTATGCATGCTGACGGTTCTAAAGCAAGTGGATTTAAATCCATGGTTGTTGCTCAGTTTACTGGTGTATCACTACAAAAAGATGATAACGCATTCATTAAATGGGATGGTTCATCATATATTGCTGGCTCACACACGGATGGAGACAGTATATTCAAAGCTGCCTATAGAAATTTCCATGTTAAAGCATCTAATGATGCAGTTATCCAAGCTGTATCTGTTTTCGCTGTTGGTTTCGCTGATCATTTCGTTGCCCTTACTGGTGGCGACCAGTCAATTACCAACTCTAACTCCAACTTTGGATCCTGTGCATTAAGAGCAAAGGGATTTAAGCCTGTACCATTTACACAGGATAAAGCTGGTACTATCACACATGTTATACCGCCACAAAAATTATCTAGAACATGGAATCAAGTCAGCGGTTATACATTTGGAGTCACACAAAACAATTTAACTGTATCATCTAGTCCTACAAATAATTCTCATGGCATTTCAGTCGGTGATTATGTAAGATTTAACGCTGAAGATGGTGGTGCAACTGCAGAATCATATTATATCTCTGCTGTTAACTCAGGAACTGGTGCATTAACACTATCAAAAGGATATCGTGGAACTACAGCAGCTGCTGAAAATGCATGGAAGGGAACACAAGATGAAATTCCTGTTGGTTATGTTGCTATTGATGTACAAAAGGTAAGATCAAACGCTTCTGAGAACAACACTGCATGGGCTGCAACAACATCATTTGCTGCTGGTGCATCATGTAAAAATGGTGGAAAGACATATACAACAGTTGCAGGTGGTACAAGTGGTAGCACTGCACCAACTCACACTAGCACATCTGGACAGAGTGATGGTGGAGTTGTATGGAAATATATTGGATTAGAAAATACTAGATTATATCTCTATGGATATAATTCAGAAGCAACTAAGCCTCCATATAAACTACAAGGATATAATATTGGTGCAAGAGTACAAGATAAGATCAAGGTATCTCTGATTGATGGATCAACTACAGGAACATTCTGTGCATTAATCACACCTGACGATAGTGCATCACCTGCTGATCTAACATTCAAAAACGTTAGTTCACAAGCATTTACACCAGGCGATCCTGCACACCCACTACAATGGGACGTTGCATTTGGTGCATGGTATGTAAGAGTCACAGCTGCTACATCTGGTGACAGTACAGTCAATGCATCCACTGGTTTTAAAGGTATTCATTATCACTTAGGTAATGAAGCAGTATTCTACGGATCTGCATTATTTACTGGTGCATCATATATTTCACGTATTCCTGATAACAGATCATCAAGAGATAGAACATACCGTATACGTTATGAAGTAGATAGTTCATCTGCTACATTACAAAGAGATCCTATTAACGGTTATATTGTCCAACCAAGAAACGTACCTACTGGTCAGTCATATGATTCTGTTTACTACATCTATGACATCCAAGTAGCGAAAGAATTAATCAAAGGAAATCAAAATGGTATTTACTACTGTACTTTAGTTAAAGGTAGTATATCACCTTCTGACTCAAACGTTAATTCATTCTCATTCTCTCAGAATATTAACGACCTGTATCCAGTATTAGACAAGGATAACCCAACTGAAGATGCTGATGAAGCAACTTCTGTTGCAAGTAATACTAGTGTTGGTTTAGTTACTACAACTAACATTAATACAGGACTAGAAGACAAATCATTATCTATCACTAAGGAAGTAATTGGCGATTGGATTATTGAAAACAAAAACTCATATACTAACGCAGCTACATCTGATGCTTCTACTGCAGGATATATCACTCTAGAACCTCGTGATGGTGAGGTTACTGAAGTTGATAAAGCCAAACGAATGGTTGTTGTTAACTCTACAGGTGGAACAATTACAGAACTTAGACGACCTAGTATCCTAAGATCTGGTAACCACACATTTGAATACGTTGGTTTCGGACCAGGTAACTATTCAACTGGTTTACCTTCAGTTCAGAACAGAGTTCTTACTGATGCTGAAATATTATTAGCACAGTCACAGAAAGAAGACGGTGGTATCGCATTCTACTCTGGACTTAACAGTAATGGTGACCTATTCATTGGTAATAAGAAAGTAAGCTCTGTTACTGGTACTGAAGAGAGTTTAGATACTCCATCACTATCCATTATTGGTGAGACTGCAAACTTACGTCCTGTATTTGATGAGATTATTATCAGGGATAAGATCACAGTTGAAGACGCTATGCAAACTAGTGTCATCAAAGGATACTTTACTATCAATAAAGATTTACAGGTAGATGGTGAGACAAAAACAGGTTATTTAATTATTAATGGAACACAGGAGAAGAAAATTACTGTTGGATCCAGTGCACCTGCATCTACGGTAGCCGCAAACGATGGAGACATCACATGGGATGACAGTCATACTCGTGGAGAATACCTAGGTTGGATATATGATGGAAATAATTGGGTTAAGTTTGGTCTTAGTGATACTGGTAATCTTAAGATAACTGGTGGTACTGGTAATACTGATGCTACGGGTAATTTAGAATTTTACAACGGGTTGGGTGTTGATATTCAATCAACTGGTACATTAACAGTAGGTACAGGTGCTACTACACTTGGTGGTACACTGACTGTTGCTAATAACACAGAAATCAATGGCACCTTAGATGTAGATGCAAACTTTGCAGTCAGATCAGGTACTACTGATAAGTTGACTATTGCTTCTGCTACAGGTAACATAGCAACTGACGGTACATTAACAGTAGCTGGTGGCACAACGTTAAATGGAAACGTTGATCTTGGTAATGCAACTACTGATACTGTTAGTTTTGGAGGTTATGTTGACACTAACATTATTCCATCAACAACTGGTACTCGAAATCTAGGTAGTAGTTTACTAAAATTTGGCACATTATATTGTACTGCAATATCTGGTATCACAGCTGTATCTGCTGACGTAACAGGTAATGTAAGTGGTAACGCAGGAACTGCAAGTCAGTTACAAACTGCTAGAAATATTGGTGGTGTGTCATTCAATGGTACTGCTGACATCAATCTACCTGGCGTTAACACAGCTGGTAACCAAAATACATCTGGTAATGCTGCGACTGCAACTCAGGTATACATGACAAATAAAGATGATAATGTATATTACAGTGTATTGATGGGTGATGACACCAACTCAAATGGAAATCGCAGTATATTCCATGATTATGGATCATTCCAATATAATCCATACACTAACATGTTATTACTTTCTAGATTGAAAGTATATGCTATAACAAATAGTGTAGTTGGTACAGATGACTATGGAGCAGCTGGTGAAGTTCTAAGGGCTACTGGAGGTAATCCAACATTTGAATGGAGTCATGATATTGGAATCCTAGGTAAAAAATGTTTTGGTAATGAAACTATATCCACATCCGCACCCTCTGGTGGAAGCAATGGAGATATCCATTATAAGTACTAATACAGGTAACTAAATTATGGCAATCCCTTATACAGAAGCAGAGGCTGATGAACTTGGTACACACGTGTCGCGACGACATATGTTCGCGTGGCGTTATGTAGAAGATGTTTATAAACATGTTGGTGCAGATGGATGGAAAGATGTTAAAGAAGTATGGTATAAATCTGGTGGTACATGGAGATTAGTCCATGAAGGAGAGCATTTCTTATTCAAGACTACACTATCAACTAACGCAGAAAATCAGTGGTCACTATCAACATATATTACTGGACAAGGATATACTGGTAATAAGATCAAAGGTGTCGTAGTTGTTAATAATGCACAACAGAGGGTAAACTTAAATAACTATCAGAACGGCTCTAGAATATTATTAGTAGTCAATAGTGGTAAGAAAATATCTGGACGTGGTGGTAACGGAGGTAATGCTTCTGGTGGTAATGGACAAAATGGACAACGTGCATTATATTCTGGTGGTACTCCATTCAAATTAAATAATGCAGGTGTTATCGCAGGTGGCGGTGGTGGAGGTGGTGCTGGTAACCACGGACAGTGCAGTTATCAAACTACACAGAATGTTTCTTGCATGAAGGGACAACAGTGTGCTCAACAACAAACTCAATACTCCCAGTCTGGGGGTGGAGGAGGTGGCGGTGGTGCTGGTTTTCCTGGCGGTAGTGGTGGCACTTGCCCTAACACAAACCCACAGGGAGGCAATGGATCTGGCGGTTCTCAAACTGCTGGTGGAGGACCTGGATCAGCTGGCGGTTGCGGTGGAGCAACTGGTGGAGGTAAAGGTGGTAATCTTGGACAAGACGGACAAAATTCTGGCGGTAACGGTGGAACTAAAGGATGGGGTATCCAAGGGGTAAATCATAAATACGGTACGTATGGCTCTGGAGACGGAGACATTCGTGGGGGAACAACTAACACTTAAAGAACAATGGCACTTGAAGACATCAATCCATCTTTCCGAATGGACACAACTGTGGCTCCAACATGGAAATGTGAGAACTACAATATAGAAGATAAAACATTTGAGGTGTACTACAATGACGGTACATTAAACAATGATGAATGGTATGGTCCTATTCACATGGATTTGGACGCATTAGAACCAGAGAACGTAAACCCACTGAGATTTCAAATTGCTGACGCTGTTGCTGCTAGAGTAACATACGAACAGTGTAAGGAAGTTGACATGTCACAGAGTATATTGTATCTCAATAGTATTATAGGACAAGAGCAGTCAGTATCACAAGAAGAATTAATGGCACATCATGAGGATATGGTGAAAAATGATCCTCAGTTTGTTGATCCAAATGTACTGACTGCAACACAGGTTGTCAATGTATACAGTGAAGATGACTTTGACGAACAGTTTGAAGCACTCAGTGCTGCACTGAACTCAGAGGAATGATACATGTATCAATTAGCAGAGACCCAAGATAGTCGAATTGCTCACTACACATTTGGTAAGAGCATTGCATCAAATGGTGTAACTGTATTTGGGTGTGATAAAGCACGTAAAGGTAAAAAAGTTTTCGGCAATGATCCTGATCCAGTCAAGGAGATCATGCTGACAACACAGAATGATATTATATCTGGTCACATTAAAAAACATAAGAAGGGTAAGGTTGCAGGTTACGAGAAGATTATAAGAGAAGCAGGTCAAACTTATCAGGTGCATCATAGGACAGTAATGTTCGGAAGCACATGGAAGAGTGACAGTTTAAAACCTGCCAACCATTCAATCATATATCATAATGGTGCACACACTCACTTTAGATTTCCTGGCCTCAATAGAATAACATCACTCGATGAAGGTGGTCTCATTGCTTGCTCTGGTTGGGAGGACATGAACGCAACAAACAGGAAAGTTCATTTCTTTGAAGAGAATGAGAGCTTTACACCTGTTGGGATTGGTAGTATACTAGTAGCAATGCATGATTGCTTCTATCATAACGTGCAAGTTAAGCAACACTTCCCATTTTATGTCGATAGTACAGAGACAGTACAAATAAGTGTGACCAAACCCACGGTTATATTAGAGATTACGCAAGATTATCCAGATGTTGCAGAATTTACACAACAATGGTTAAATCAAATAGAGAAAGGACTTATTGAAATAGTTAATAGATGATGACTGAAACCACAGTAAGAGACGCATGTGATGATCTTACTGTTCTTTATTACAAAGGATGCCCACAAGGATTTAAGTTTTTCGGGGATGACCCAGAAGAACATAAGTCATACATCAATGACACACACATTGATATGATCAAAGATATCTCTAAAGATTACCCATGGGAATTTTTAAGCAGATTTTACTTGCATAGTCGGTGTCTATTGTTTACTAGTGGTGTATGGATGAGTGAAACAGCATCCTATTCGCAATACTTACGCTACAGATCAGGTGCTAACACATCATTTAGAGTCTCTGGTGTCACTAGGTTTACTGCACTCACCAATAATTCCAGTGCAATATGTGTAGGATATAATCCAGACGCAGATCATATACTTAATTTACGCAGAGAGGTGCATGAGATAAAGGATAAGACTATGTTCATGCCACAGTCGGAGCAGTCATATCTAATACCAACAGAGGATTGTACCTTTGGTAGTCAAAAAATAGGCATGGGAGAGATTGCTAAGCCCGCAATTGACTTTGATGAGTTAGTATTTGAGCAACCTGGTTACCTGATAGAGTATATTAAGGAGCCCTTGACAATAGAGGATGAGCTGATAAACTATTGTCATCAATGGTTAGACCATAAAATTGAGGTATTTGAGCGATGATGTTCATTGAAGATGGACTATATCCGCAGTGGCAGAAGCATTTAGATCATCCACCACTGGAATATAAGCATCTTGAGCGTGATAAGTTTGAGGAGTTACTCGATCTAATGATAGAGGCACACCCAGAACACGAACTAACGGAGTGGTTGAAGCGTGGTTACGCTATGAATGAGGGAGATAGCACCATAAACTTTAGTTCCTTGAGTGGTTATAAGGTTCTTCAGTGGGCTATGAACCATTTTGATGAGGAGGATGCGGAGAGTTATGAAATGATGTTCGGTGAAGATGAGGAAATAGATTGGGATGATGATTGGGACGATTAAATTAGTGTCACAATAGCTTGCATATACGCAGTATATGTACTATAATAA